TTTGGGACATCCCCTCGGGGACTTCAACGTACGCACCACTAGGTAGACGCAAATATGGCATATATTTTAACTAAAGTTATGTAGCTGGCGATGCTACTTAAGTGTACCGATTACATTCGCGCCTTGTCCGGGAATTGTAGCAGACAAAAGTTGGTTGTTCATAGTCTTATAGTATGTTTCAAAATCATTGCCATACTTATTAGTTTTTTCATTCCTAGAAAGTTTTTCCCACAAAGCCGCAGCTTTGTCACGATCTAAAACGTCTGCTTTACCTGTTTTGCTATATAACGCTTCAAGTTTTGGATTACCTGCAATACCTTTTAAAGTGCGTAGCATGTCTGGTTCTTGATTAAGCGTAGCAGATCTAAGTGAAAGATCTTGTTTTCTATACGCAGCTTCGTCTGCCAGCTTCTTAAACATAAGCGCAGATTCCATATCGCCCCTAGAAGCAGCTTCTCTAGCCTTAGCAAGATTAAAGTCCATCTCATTAGCGCCTTGTTCAACGGCACGTTGTTCTTTACGAGATGCGGCAGCGGTTGCGGTAACTCCGGGTAAGCCAGCAGCTATACCAGCAGCTAAACCGGGCCTGCTTAATATACCCTGTGCTAAATTCATAAGAGCTTCGCCACCACCTTGGCTTCTTAACTGGGCAAGACCCTCACGCTGTTTAGCACCCATGCCTTCTAGCTTACCTAAATACTCTTCTCGGTTTTTCTTAACCATGTCCATATAAGACTTAAACTCGTCAGTAGCGCCAATACCAGCTTTTTCACTACCACCGCCACCACCGGGTACTCTAGGTCTTGCGTTAAGAGCATTAATTTGATCTACAGTAGAACCGCCAGCAGGACCGGCAAATACAGGTTTAGCGTTAGCAGCAGCTTCTTTATCCGCCATTTCTTGCCTAAACAAACGCATTTTAGAGTCGTCTATTTCTTTTTGCATGCTTGCAGGAGGCATTGGAGCTTCAGCAGGACCGGGAGTTTTACCTCTAAGAAATGCGTTTAATTGGTTTTCTGAAAGAGTCTCTGTTGGCTGATCTGTTGCTCTGCCACGCTTCATTGCTTCAATACGTCTTTCTTCAGGGCTATATAGGCTATCTCGGAATTCTGTAAACCAGTTGCCACCTTCATTAAAACGAGGCACTTCTCCGCCTTCATCAAACGCAACAATGCCACCGCTAGCTAAAGTCAAACCTTCCATATTAGGAGCAGGCAATTCAGCAAGACCGCCAGCAGCACTAGCTGACTCGTTCATATCAATAGCGCCGCCACCAGCATAGCCAGTAACATTACCCATAGTATCAACCGCAGGCATCTGTGGCTGGTCGCCCATCAAAAGCTTTTGCTTAATGCTAGGCTGTTGAGCTTGCGCCATAGCTTGTTGACCTTGCATAGCAGTACGTAAACTCTTACGACCCATAGCTTCAGTCATAGCAACGTATTGTGGAACGTCAAGACTTTTACCTTGAAGCACGTCAGCTAATTGGGCATCGCTCATCTTACGAGCTAGTGCCATAACTTGCGCCATGTTTCCAGACGACATGCCTTTAGGCGCTTGTGAAGGTTGAGCAATAGCGGCTAAGCCCGCTTGAGGAGCAGCAGGTGCCATGCCTTTTGGAGCTGCCATACCCATAGATGGTGTCATATCTAATCCTTAACTAAATGCTTTGTATGCGCCCAAAGCGCCAAGACCATAGCCTAATAGCTGCTGACCTGTACTTGGTTGAGCTTGATACGATTGTGTTGTAGTCGACTGTAGCGGTAAACCCCTAAGCATAGCGTTCATAATCCCAAGCTGCATGTACGGGTACTGCTGTTGCGTAGCGTAATCTTGAATAGACTGGTTAATCTTCTGTTGTTCTTGAGCTTGCTGTTGCGCACCTACTTGGCTTTGCAACTGAGCAATATTTGTTTGAGCACCTAGCTGTTGTGTACCTAATTGACCTAAAGTACCAGCCGCTTGATTAGCCTGACCTAAACCTTGTAACGCAGCTTGTTGTCCTTGTAAACCAAGATTAGCGCCAAACTGTTGAGCTTGCTGTGCGTTTTGGAAGGCTTGTTGTGAACCTTGCGCTGTAATACCTTGCAGCTGGCTACCTAAAGCACGTTGTGCTTCTGATTCTTGAATAGCTTGACGGCTACCACCAAAGGCACCAGCCCTAGCAGCCTGTGATCTTAAACCTTGTTGACCAATACCATAATCACGAACTGCTTGAGACTTTTGATAGTCAACTACGTTTTGCATATAAGGAGACATGTACGCTTGGGTAGCATACGGGTCGGTGGCTTGCATGGCATAGTTTTGACCCGCACCAGCAGCTTGTCCTGCAACACCTAAAGAACCTAAACCAGCCATACCCGCCAGTTGTGAGCCTTGAGCATATTGCCCCGGAGCTTGTAAGTTAGCTACAGAGCGTTGTGCTTGTTCTTGAATAGGGCTAAAGCCAGCTACATAGTCATTAGGGTTTGTACTATATGGTTTGTACGGGCGAAAGCCTGTTTGGTCATCATTATAAATTTGCTTCTGTGTAGCTTGAAGCATGTTCTCCACATACGGCTTAGCGTATTCTGGGATGTTAGACGTGTTTGTATTAGTAGTCTGTGGACCACCACCTCCACCGCCACCAGAGTCTCTTAGGACACCGCCGTCAGCATATAGTTTTCTTTTCCAATGAAACATAGTCTATTCCTTAAAAAACTTCTGGTACATTACGCTTTGCACTTCAAAGCCACGTTTCTTAACGTGCTTGCCCCATCCGGGGCGACCAATCAACTCAATACCTGCACAACCTGTTTCTTTAGCAAACTTATCTAGCAAGTCATACATCTTATCTTCTACAAACTGCATGTGGTTATCTTCACCTGCGCAATACTGAACAACCAACATTTTGCAACTAGGGTATGGCTTAATTTCTGTAATCACATGTCCATATACTGCCTGCTCTTCAGGGGAAAATACCACCCAAAGCTGCATTTGTCCATTAAGAATGAAACGTAATATGTCATCAACCGCACAGCGTCCTCTAGCCCATAGCTCAGACTTTGCAAGGTGTGGTAGCAACCCCGGTATAACGGACGAAATATTTCCATTAGGTACAAGACTTATCTCCAAATTCATGCTGGCATCATGCGTTGTGTATTAACCGCAGGAGCTTGTTTCTTTTTACCAGTACGAGCTTGACGTGCTCTATCCATCATAGCGTACAAGCGCTTGGCACCTGCGTCAGTAGATCCATTACCGAGATGGCTAACAACGTCAGCAGGGACAACAAACTCGCCGTCAGCCAATCTAGCAGGTTGTTTACGTCCGATTTGAGCTGGGATATTGTCTGACATTCCATCGCCGGGACCTTTTAATAAACGACCACCATCTGAGTAACCACCTAAATCAGCAAGACCACCACCAGCCGCACCAATAGGATTAGGCAAATCACCAAGAGAAGTTATACCGGCTTGTAACGGAGAAGCGTTAGTCATATTAGCGCCATAACGGGCATTGTTAAGCATAGCCAACCCAGCTTGATCAGCACCCATAGCAGCCATAGTTCTATCTGCAGTTAAGCTAGCACGTTGCTTTTTCTTTTTCTCTTCTGCCATACCGCCCGGAGCCAACGCCATCAAACCACCATCAGCGGCATAACGTGTGTATTGTGGTTTGTAGTATGGATCAGGAGTGTCTGGAGTATAGCCTTTAAAATCAGGCGACAAAGTAGCAGAACTTGTGTAAGGAGTAGCGCCGGGAAGTGTTGTACCTCTTGTATCGCCCATTGCAGCGCCAATACCGGGAGCTCCATAAATAAGCCCTTTTTCAAACATACCTTTGCCAGCAAAATCTTTAGCTAGTTTTGCAGCTTCTAGTTGTGCTTTATTATCTTCACTAGTAGGCGGTGTTGGAACAGAAGGGTTGTTAACTAATCTTTCAAAAAAATTCGGTTGTTGTGGTGGCGCTTTGTACGCATCGCCAAATTCGTTTATTTTGTAACCCTCTGGAAGCGTGTTTGTTGGACCTTGTCCAGAATAAGGAAGGTTGCCTACTTGATCTGCCGGAACACTTCCACCGCTTTTTACTAAATCAGAAAGCTGTGCACCTTGATTAGCATCGGCTGTAATTTGAGCTACTTTATTAGATTCTGCAAGAGGGTTAGCCGCAGCAGACGCATCTGGAGCACCTCCATAAGCACCCATACCACCGGCAATAGCGCCGCCTAAACCGCCAAACAATGCACCTTTACCAACGTCCCCGCCTTGAAGGGCGGCACTAACACCACCTACACCTGCACCAGCTAAACCACCAGCCAAAGCACCGCCACCGGCAGTAACAGTACCAGCAGCAAGGGCAGTTTCACCAGCAAGGGCAGCACTAAGAGCAGGAGCAGCGGCACCCGCAGTAAAGTAAGTAGCAGCCGCAGCAGCTACAATAGGAAGAATTTTCATCAGGAAGCCAGCTTCTGGCAGTCCTGTTTCTGGGTTAATTGTTAAGCTACCACCATGCGCTAAAGCTAAGCGTTGAAGCCCGTGCACTTCCTCGGGGGTCATATGGACAAGCATCTTGTCCTGACCGCGCCCTTTATTTTGAACGTGCTTTGCTAGGTTGTGTAAGCTCATAAGCGTACCTTGGGGTTATTTGGTGTCAAGTTTATCATTGTTTTTGCCTTATGAGAACTGTATTCGCACGGCTGGAACGTATACTGAAGGGGTTACTGTTGGCAGTGTTTGCGTTACCAAAGTAGAGTAAACGTCATTAGAGTAAATATAGTACCTAGTTTGCTCTCCAGCCACCCTATAAACGGACTGAGAAGAGTTAAACTGAACAGTCGACCCATTGGTTAACTGGTACTGCTTACCAGAGTTAGTGGTGTTTGTCCAACCTGTACCTACGTTTTTTTGGGCATAAACATAAACTGTTTGGTTGCCCCTAGTGGTGGTTATGTTTAACGCAACAGATAAAGAATACGTACCAGCATAATTAAACGTAAATACTCCAGTAGCAGGGTCATAAGTAATACCGCTTACTGTTGCTGGCAAAAAACTAGCTGGTTTTAATAGTGTTGGAGTGCTGGCAATAGCTATAGAGGCAGTTCTATCGTACGCTTCTACGTACGACTCATCATATCCAATTTGGTTTGTAAATGGTTGAGCAAAGTTATCTATCTGGTTGAAGTACAGACGCAACACGTTGGAGTACTGATCAAAATAGCTAAAGTTATACCCTTCCCGTGGGGCGTTGGGTAAGTTGGGGGCTTTTGGCGGTCGCAGCTGCCCTGTTTTAATTTGTGGATCAGTAGCCATTACCTGCGTCCATCTGGTCTTATATCAATACGTGGATAGCCAAGCTGCCAATCAACACCAAGCCCATCAGACTCAATCCTAAACGCCATCTGTCTGCCCCTAATGCGGGTATAGACCTGCCCAGTAAATTGCTGAACAGCATAAACATGGCGAGCCGTATAGTTTTGAGTACTTGCCACAGTCTGCGGATCAGGCGAACCATACGAGGTGCCCGAGTTAACACGAGGTAATACCACCATAGTTACTTCTGGTACGTTTGTTGTTGAGCCGTTAAAAGTTAAGTCAGGTAGTATGCGCCAAACAAACCCAAAGTTATAACCATCGCCAATATCAAAGTCAGACGACTGAACGTAAGACACAATTGGTATTGGGGTTAACCCTGATACATCATCTACACCGTTCTCATGGTATAGGATTCTAAAGTTTGCGGCGTCTGCACCAATAGGATATGTGCGCAAGCCTGAGTCTAACCAAGCAGTACGGCTCATATTTCCATAATACCAAACGTCATCAAGGTAATTGTAAATAACATAGCGGTCAATAATATTGCTATCAGCAGAACAATAGAACCACCAAATCTCGTTGTATCCTTCTACGCTACCTGCGTATACTTGGAAGTTTTGCGCTTGGTTAATATCTTGGTAAACGTATTGGCGTAACGTACAAGGCAAAGTTTCTACACGACCTGTATAGCGGTAGAATTTATCAGTACCCATCCAGTAAGTTACGTTATTAACTGTAATAGACGCATTTGGTCCCATGATGGATATGTTGTCTTGCAAAAGCTGGAAGCCCCAGATAAACGGAGGTCCAAGATATTGCATAGAGTAAAGCGCTGCATCAGACCATACCAGAATCTCTTGACGGGTTGAACGAGCACAAACAATATAAGAACCAATGTTAAGGCGATATTCACCAGACTGGTTTGTTACTGCAGGCACCCATTCATATGGGTTTTCTTGGTCTGACCAGCGTACTAGTAGTGGGTCAAACGCGGTGTCGGCGTTTATTGGGTCATAAGGATTAGCACCAAAAGCAATAACAAAACGCTGAATTGCCGAACCAATAATTTGGTTGGTGTTGTTAGGAACAAATTGTCCAGAAAAACCAGCAGCAGTTGATTCTACGGATAAAAGTTGGGCTCTTGTTGTAAGCCCTCCAGCAGCACCGCTTGGATAGACTTGACCAGAAGGCAACCAGTAATAAATTTCACCACCACGAGGAGCAAGAACCAAGTCTTGACCAAAATTATCGTTAGTCCATATACGCAATTGCTGCGCAATACCAACGCTAGCTGCAGCGCCCCAACCACGAACTGGAGCTACAGGAGTATTAATAATAACCGTGCCACCAGAAGCCGCCGTAGAAGTGGTTGTGTAGGTATAGACAGGTCCGGGAGCCGAACCAATAACGGTGGATATAGTAAATGTATTAACGCCTGTCACGGTAATAACAAAAGACTTTTGCAACACCAATCGGTTTATACCGCAAGCATCTGCAGAAATACTAGAAAAATACACATAGTCGCCGGTAGTTAAACCATGCCCTGTTTTAGTAACAGTAAGAACAGAAACCCCAGCACTAGCGGCAGTAAATGGGTTTGTAAGCGTTGTAGCAACATAAGAAGGCCATGTGCCTGCACCCCAGCCAGTACCAGCAATCTCAACATCCAAACCAGTATTAATTTGAAACGCCGCAATAATGGCAGTTCCGCCTCCAGCCGCTACGTTAGATGTAGCAGAAGTTGTTGTGGTAAAGGTAAATTGAGTGCCAGATTTATAGGTTATTTGTTGTTCAGCATTTATTTCTGCAGCTGGAATACCGCCAACTGCAGTAGAGCCAGAAATAGTAACAAAGTCGTTGTCAACTCCGCCATAACCAGAAAGCGTTACAGTAACAATATTAGAGCCATTTGTTGTGGAAAACATGTTGTCGGTGCTAGGACTTGTACTATGGGTGTACGTAACTCTAAGCGGGGTTACATCGTTATACGCACCACCCTGCTCAATATAGTATTTAAGGTTAGTACCAACGCCCAATAAGTTAGCGCCAGCCAAAGTGCCCCAGTTCCACAAAGCACGGCAAATGCCTCTAAAAGTACTGTTAGATAGCCGAGTCCAACCGCCTATTTTTTCAGCATTGCCAGAACGAAAACGTATTTTGTCGCAGTCAAACCAACCACCTTCATTGGTGTAGTTTGTACCTTCTTTGTTTATACCGGGTTTAAAGACAAGTTTTTGTAATGGCATACGGGTTAACCCTAGGCGTAGACGCGTGTTCCTGATTTATCAATGATAAGCGCTTGACGGCGCGGTGTCATGTCTTTTGTGTTAGGTACGCTGATATGCGTCCACCTATCAAACTCACGAATGACTTGGTCAAAGCCAATGCCAGAAGCAATCACAGCCTTAACAACTTCGTCAGGAGTCATGCCCGGTATACGCAAATCAGCAGCACAACCGATGCGGTGTTGTGAGGAGTCTTTGCTTCCAACGGCATCATTCACGGCTTTGGATCTAAAAGCAGAGTTAACCATGATTGGTTTACCTTCTAATACCGTTTTAACTTCTTCAAGGAAAGCCGCTAAGCGCTCTAGGTTGGCTTTTTCCGCATCATTAGGGGTGTTATCAAACTCACGGTGGTCTGTGTGGGTCAGCTCTTCAAGGGTAAAGTGTTCACTTAAGTTCATCTTTTGACCTCTTCATATCCATAATCTTCTCAAGGGTGCGACCACCGAAATAGAAGGACATAATGAGCATACCCCACTGTCCAAGCAATTCTACATAGTTGTTGTTTACCTCAATATCCCACGCAGACATCATGGCAAAAGTGGAGTAGACAACCAATATAAATACAAGGGTGGCAGGTCGGATGTTTTTGGACAGCGTAGAGTCAGAAGCCATATCCGCTTCTTGGCGTTTAGTAACCTCTTGCATTTCAGTCTGGTCTGCTTGCAATTCTGCCATCCTACCTTGTTGCTGTATTTCTAGTAATTTGGCTTGTGCTTCAGCTTTAGCAGCAGGATCGGGTATAACCTTGTCTAGGATTTTCATCCCAACACTAATAATATCGTCTACTCCAAACATTATTTTCTCGCTTTCTCTCGTTCTTCAAGTAACTGCACTTTAACTTGTAATTGGTGAATGTCTTTATAAACTTCTTCTTTAAGTCTATGCCTTGCTTCAGCAGAAAGCGGTGAATCAGTTGGTACATTTTCTTTAGTAATTAAAGCTGGCATCTGCCCTTCAATCTTGGTAAGTCTTGTAGAAAAGTCCGAAACTTGACCTAATAACCAAGCCAAACACGCTACAACAATCGGCAATACCGCCTTTAAAATGTCTTGGATATTCATTTAAAACGCCCCCAAAATAAACTTAAGCCACAAAGTTACAATCAACGCAGCAACAAAGCACCACATTTGCACTCGCCGTACTTCTTTTAAATCATGCTGAAACTCTTCGTTTGCCTTGCGTTCAAGGTTTTCAATGTCCAGCTTAATTTTAAGTAATGCTTCCCACTCTTTTGCACCATACTGCTTAACAAACTTAATCTTTAAATCTGCTTCTTCATCAGAAATTTGCTTCTTTCGCTTCCACTCTTCAAGCGCTTTAACCAGCGCCCGTTCTTTCTTTAACTCTGCCTCTCTAGCTGCTCTGCGTCTTTCTTGAGCTTTCTGCTGGGCTACTTCAAGGCTGTCGTTCTGTATATTCTCAATGCTTTTGGTAACAGCTTTAGCCGCTTCTCTGCTACCGTCCAAGCCAGCACTAAGCCCTTTTACCCCCTCGGACAACCCCAATGGATCTGGCATACTTCACTGTTCGCGCCTTTTAATAAAGTTCATACCAGCTTTGCAAGCTACCACCACCATCAATTCGATAACTTGCACCGGGAGGTACAATAAAGATTACACCGCCAATAGCCCCGGCTCCGTTAAACTGCCATTGCCACCAAGCAACTCTTACCCCATTGACATATGCTTGGCAGTATGGGGTACCATTTGTGTAGTTAGTATATGCAGATACTTGTATTGGGTAGGAGTTATTGTTTGTATACGTACTTCCAAACCCTCTTGCCCCAGTTACATCATTATATGTTTCTCCAGTAATACCAAGACCTAATTTAACACCAGAAGCAGCAAGCGTTGCAGCTGTCCAAGTAGTACCATTTGATACAAGTAAATTACCAGAAGCACCGGGAGAAACAGAATTAATTCCAGATGTCCCATTACCTGTAAGAACAGCATTAGCTGTTAAAGTAGAGCGCCCAGTACCACCATCAGCCACAGCCAAATCAGTAATTCCAGTAATTGTGCCGCCAGTAATAGAAACGTTATTAGCGTTCTGGGTTGACATGGTTCCAAGAGAACCTGTAGCTGCTGTAATAGCCGCTGTGGTAAAAGCTGTTGTTGCTAATTGAGTTGTATTAGTTCCTGCGGTAGCAGTAGGCCCCGATGGTATTCCTGTAAAAGTAGTTGCACCTGTAACTGCTAAAGTGCTAGATAAAGTAGTAGCCCCAGTAACACCTAAAGTGCCGGTAACTGTTTCGTTTCCATTAACCGTAAAGTTGCCTACAGAACCCGTAATAGCGTTGTAGAAATTAGTGCCGTCACAATAAACTAGTGCAGTTATGCCGTTAGGGATGGTTACACCTAAGCCGCTAGAACCAATGATTTGAATAGATTGGCTGCCTGAAGTGCTGTTTTTAACGATATAGGTTTTTTCAACTAATGGGGCAATAACATTTCGGGTAGCGGTAAGGGCGCCAGACATAACCAAAACTTGATTTCTAGCCTCATCTACCACCCCGTTAAAGTTAGATAGGGTGTAATTAGCGTCAGTCATAGTAATGGCAATAACTCCAGCCACAGACTGTTCTAGTAAGTATCCTAAGTTATTGTTGGTAGTTTGACCCCAGATACCAGACTGGTCTCCGTCCCCGATAAGCTCGAGCCGTAGCGATGGTGAATAAGTGGATGCCATGTTTTATATCCTATCCCTGATAATTATCAATTTCTACCCAATTTGGGTTTTGGTCGTCACCTATGTTGGACCAAGTAATGCTCTGCGTGTTGTTTATAGCCTGCCAAGTTACAGTCTGATCATCGTCAATTCTAAACCAACCCCGTGCTATTGGCGAGTCCGTAAGCGTCATTAACTCGGCCACAATAGACGCAAAATCAGCCCGACCTGCGTATACATCAGTTAAACCAAAGGACTCTAAAACGGTTGGGAAGAAGCCTTGAGTACCTACATAAGCGTCTGAGAACGATGGGTTTTCAGCAATAGCCCCTACAAACTCCGCATACGCAGCCCAGACATCCGAGAAAGTAATGGTGTCGGTGTTGGTTTTGGGGAAGGTTCCTGTGCCAGTATATGCGTCTGTAAAGGTTGCAGTTTCGGCAGTGGTTGGGTTAAATGCTGCTGGTCCAGCTTGGGTATTAGTTAAAGTAAAGGATTCAGCCAGCGCTCTTGCACCTGTCCATGTACCTGCAGCTTGGTCATCTAATGAGTAGTTTTCAGCAACAGTAGGGTAGAAGTTGAATTTTGTAGCCCCGCCGTCACTATCCGTCATAGTGAAAGATTCAGAAGCATTACCACCAAAGGCAGCAGGTCCTGCGTAAACGTCAGATAGGGTAAAGCTCTCAGCTATGGATACTGGGTACGCAGTGCCTCCTAAAGAAGCAAAAGGCGATTGAGCAAAGGCTGAGATTCCGAACATTACTGTTTGATTTCCTGTAAAACTATAGTTGACACCCTACCAGCTGCCTCTAAATAAAAAGTAGTGGCATTTTCTGTTCTCATATATAAAGTATATGTAGTAGAAGAAGTTGTTGCTGGCGAGTCATAATAAGCAAACGGGACGGGCGTAACAAATGCAGCGTTTACATAAGCATTTTTTAAACCATATGCTCCACCTAAATTAGTGGAATTTCTATAAATTGTTAAGTCGATAAAATTTGCAGCATCACTACGAACAAACGAATCTATTAAAACAAGAATTTTGCTTGTAGACGATGTTGGTGTAATAGATGCGGTTAACCCTACAGAAACAAAACTTGCTGAAGAAGAAGAAAATGAAGAAGTAAAAGTAGCATTTACAGTCTGAATCACAGACCCCGTAGGCATGCCACTAGCTGGAACCCCAGTATCGCCACTTAGAATTAAAGCCATTATGCGCCCCTCAAAAGACAGCCAGTAAACCAAGTGTACTGAGAATTTCCGCCATTAAACTGAATTGTGCCTGTACCAGCTATATAACCCCAAATTTCAAAATAATCTGTTGAGCCGTTTGCATACGCTAAAACACTACCACTTACTAATAATCCAGTTTCTCCGTTGGTATCAAACAGTCTTTTATACTGACTTCCGTTTTTATACAAGTGAATGATGGTTCTAGTCATTGTTGTATAGTTTGGTACAAAAGCCCCGCTTAATTGATAATACCCAGCTACAGTAGGCGTAAACCTGTAATTTGTAGTTGAATCAAAGTTATTATTAGTATCAAAATCTTCGGTGTTAAATTGAATTTTTGTAGCAGTTGCGCTAGAAATGGTTTGGTTGCCGTTTAAATAAACAGAAAAAGCAGGTGCAGCCACCCCGTTATATTGAAGCACTATATTACCGCTGTTATCTGGAGTAACTACCAGACCGTTTGAGGTGGTGGCGTTTAGAGTTGTTGTCATGCTGTTCTCGCTAAGAAACCAGTTAAATAGGCGCTACCAGCCGTATTCACTGTTCCGCCAGTTTGTTGAAAAACCCACAGTTCAATGTAGTCAGTTGAGCCATTAAGATATAAAAGCATAGAACCGCTTTCTCCGTTATTCACAGCGGCAGTTGCATTTAAGTTAGTTACTGCCCCAAGAAACTTATATAAAGAACCGTTCTTGTATATTGCCGTAATTTGGTTTTGAGTGTTATTAGATGGGCCAGAAACAAAAGAGCTAACTTGGTAATATCCACCAACTAAAGGCGTAAAACGGTAGTTTGTTGTTGCATCAAAATAGTTTGCAGTATCAAAATCTTTAGTATTTAAAGTGAGCTTAGTCCATGTAGCATTAGCTACGCTTTGAGCAACACCATTATTAGTAACAGAAAAAGCAGGGCCGCCCACATTTAATGTACCAGATTGCGCAGCAATCGTAATAGCCGTTGAACCAGCCACAGTCGCCGCAGTTAAAGCTACAGAACCCGAAGTATCCCCAAGGATTGTTAAAGAACTCATAGAATCACCCAACGTGAACCAGACGGAATAGTGACACTCACGCCTGAAGAAATCGTAATTGGCCCTGTAGACATAGCAGATGAGCCAGTTGTAATGGTGTAGCTTGTAGAGATGGTCTGGGTGTTTTCCGTAATGGGAGTGCCACCGCCAATCATTAAGTTTTGTACTTTAGTTAGTGCCATTTAATTGCTCCTCGGTTGGTCTAGGCAGGGTTGGGTGTTCCCATTTAGCAATGTAATCGCCTTTGCCGTCTGAATCGTTTTGCAAAACAATAGTTTTAATAAAATCATCATCAGTTAAAGATGGATAAATTGATTTAATTTTTTCGTATAGCATTATGCAGACCTTAATAAAGTGCCTTGAAAATAAGTCAATGCAGAATTTCCAGAAACACCTTGAAAACTTAAAGTTGTTCCATCTGATTTTCCATAAAATTCAACATAATCAGTTGAACCATTGCAATAAATAACAGCAGATACTTCTGCACCAAGTTGTGCTATTGGGCTTGCTGGTTGATAAATATAATTACCATTTTTAAAAACAGAACCATTTTTATACAAAGCAGTAGCAATTTCATTCATTGCAGTTCCATCCGCAACTAAAGTAGTTCTTGCGGTGCAAAGATAATATCCAGCAATAGTAGGCGTAAAAGTGCTAGAAGCAAAATTGTTGTTTGTATCATATTCTTCTGTATCAAAAGTTACTTTTGTCCAAACACCCGAAGAACGAGTTTGTGTAGCAGTTTTAATAGCACTAAACGCTGGCCCCAAAGCAGTAGCCCCAGTACCACCATTAGCTACGGCTAATACCCCAGAAGCGCTTGCGCCAGTACCGAGAGCGCCTAAGTTAGCTGCTTGTGTCATTGTGAGAACCTTTCAGCCTGCGCCGCTTTAAATACACTGTATGCGGATTTAACTTCATCTGTCCATGCAGTATTACAGATAGCTTGTACTTTTTCTTCTTGGTCACTAATGTCGTCATCTGGGTGTAAAACCCAACGATTAAACGTACTAGATACAAACTCACCATCACGTTCAATAATGGTAGCTTGGCGAACTTGTACAAAGAAGTCTCTTACCACTTCTATAGAATCAATTTCAACTTTTTCTGTAAGTGCCATTTTTAAACCTTAAGTCGGGTACTGCATAGAAAATAAATAACCATAACCATTAGTCCAAGTTATAGCGTTTCCAGCAGTAGTTACCAAATCGGCTCTAGTACCGCCAGCAAGGTTATAAAACTGCACCATAAATCCTGATACGTTATCTTCTCTACCTGAACCACATCCGTTACGATAGCTTGTTGATGACGCTGCTGTAAAAGGTAATGTTACTTGCCCTTCGCCACCGGCGCTTCCAGCACTAGTAATATTAAAATAGCCCCAAACGCTAACTAATCTGCCTACTTTTGTGTACCCACCAACTGATGTATATGAACCCAAAGTTCCGCTACCAGACCTAACTACAGGTGTCCAAGCACCTTCTTCATAATCATCTAAAGTATTTGCATCAGAAGAAGCAGATTGAGATGCTGGGAAAGAGATGCCATAACCAGAAGATGGTACAGCAGAGCCTACACCAATACCATAAGCGTTTAAAACACCCCCAGCATAAGTTCCTGTGCCTGTAATGGTTGGCGATGTCATGGTCGGCGTGGTTAGCGTTACGCTTGACTGGATGTTAGATGTGCCTACAGAAGCTGGGGTGTTAGGAATAGCGTTTAATACGCTTGAGACGTAGAAGCTTTGTGTAGTAAGTATGTTGCCAGCAGAAGCGCCCGTAGTAAGGACCACAGTAGTACCGTTTGATGCAGTGTAGTCGGCGCTGCCCAGCAAAACTCCGTTAAGAAAAACACTGATGTATCCCACTGTGTAAGAAGGCGGTGTGAATGTAGTCTGTCCGGCAGTAGCTGTAAACTCCGTTACGGTTCTGTATGCTGTGGTAGTTACGCCTGTTACTGGAACACCAAGATAGCGGCATGAGATGTTGCCTGTACCGGGTGGGGGTGCGGTTGTAAATGTAAGGGTATTGCCTGATACGCCGTAAGTAGATGGGTCTTGAAGAACACCGCTAATTGCTACTAATACGTTTGAAGTACCCGCAGGAGCAACCGACATCGTAAAAGCCGTAGTAGAGCCGTTACCGCTAAATTGGTCGGTAACAAAAGCCGATTGGTATATGGGGTTTCCGATGTATGGCATTAAGCGCCCCTTAAAAAACAGCCAGTAAAGTAACTTCCACTAGCAATTGTTTTTGCTGATCCAGATGCTTGACCCGTTCTAACTTGAAAGCTATCTGTTGAACCGTTTGCATAAACAATTATTGAAGCAGAGTATCCGTATACATAAGTACCACCTACCGTATCAAAACCCATTAATCCGGCCGCTGAACCACTACCGTTTTTCATTATGTAACTATACAATTCGCCAGAAGTGATAATGCTGTAGTAAATAACAGACCAACATAATTGGTAGTATCCTGCTACATTTGGTATAAATATTCCATTAGCGTTGTTGTAACAACTTGCAGTGTCAAAATTTTCGTTTTGGTAAACAACTGTTGTTTCTGAACCGTTTGAAATAGACTGTGAATTTTGCGTTGCATATGCGTTAAAAGCTGGCCCCCATCCAGTTACACCAGTAGTTAGCGGCAGCCCTGTGCAGTTAGTTAAAGTACCAGAAGTTGGAGTTCCCAATACAGGCGCAGTCAGCGTCAGCGGAGCGTTTAAGCCATTTTGGTTTATCGTGGAAATAGCCATTATTTAATTGCCTTTTCTTCTACTGGTTTTAACGGCTCAACAATTACTTTTCCGTTTTCATCAGTCCATTCAGTATCAAGCATATGTTTATCTTTGCGTTCACCAATAACCATCCAGCTAATAGTAGACGTTGCGGTTGAATCTTGGGCTTCAATAGTCAGAATATTGCCAACTACCTTGCCACGCACGGCAACCCAATCAGACTCGTTGGTAGTAAAGCATTGGACTTCACGGCAAAGAACTTCAAAAGTGCCTTCAGTCATACCCGCTGCGATATCAATATTTATTGTAGCTTTACCAGCATCTAATGTAGCAACACCACGATAAATTAAGTCAGCTTGTGGGCCTTCTATAAACGAGTGAACTAGCTGGTGTGTTTCTTCTAGTGCTGGTAGTGGGTGGTCAATACGGAATGAACCAGAGCCTTTTGATAGAGAACCAGGAACTGTTACAGCTTGACCATTCCAAGAAAAAGCCGTTTGCCAATCTGTTGCACCAGCATTAGGGACAATCCAAGAAGTTTGTCTTTTAGTAATAATCTCATTGCCGCCACCACCAAAACTACCCCCAGCAATAGTAGAAGGGTCAAAACCTAAAGCAATACTTTGGTTTCCACTTGTTGGTCCAAAAATTACAGCACGATAAGCATTTTGCTCATACCCAAAACCACTAGCTTTTACTGCTTGAATACTAGCTGTATATGGTGAAATTTGAGTAACATTAATTTGTGATCGAACATCTAGTTTAGCTATTGGGTTATTAGTACCAATACCTACGTTGCCAGATGAATCAATACGCATCCGTTCTGTGCCAAGAGTGTAGTTAGTAAGAAAATTACTTGTGTTGTTGCATCCCCAACTATTACTAGCAGAACTATCACTTCCAAAATATGCTGATTGTGAATCGGCATAAATATATCCATATGTGCCGCCAGAATATCCAAACCTAGCAGCAGAGCCAGCAGAGCCTTTATTTACATCTAATTTATACGCAGGACTAGTAGTACCAACACCCATATTGCCAGAGCTATCTAGCGTCATCAAAGCTGTACGAGCAGAAGTGCCGCCGTTATATAAAGTAATACCATCAGCTGGGCCGGCAGTAATACGCCCATTTCCAGTTACATAATCAACAATAGTTCCGTCAACAAACGAAGCACCAAAGTTACCAACAGCAAGGTAGCCACCAGAAGCTGTAATGTCACCAACAACGGATGGGCTTTGAGATAGGGCTGCATAGGTAGTAATTAAACTTGTGTACTCAACCCAGATGTTGTTTGTGCCTGATAGTGGGGCGCTTGTAAAAGTGATGGATGAGCCACTGACTGTATATGCAGAGCTTGGGTTTTGGATAACGTTATCAATAGCAACAATCATCTGCGCCACAGAAACTACTGGGCGGGACAAAGTAAAAGTTACAGTTGAGCCGTTACCATTGAAGTAATCAATTTGCGGGGTAAACCCTTGAGTCTGAACTGTATTACCAATAAACGCCATATTAGACCACCGTCAATGCAGATACCCAGCAGTCAGCAGAAGTCGCTGCGCTAGCAGTTACAACCATAGAATCACTAGCTTGCAAAATAACTCGGTTTCCTTGGATACATTCTAAAGAACCACCAACAGGTACAGTGGCTTGATAAACCAAATAATAGTTTACGGAACTACGAGCGATGTATGCGTTTACAGTAATCGGCGCTGTGCTAGTGTTTGATAGGATGATGCTTGATACTGCGACAGTGCCAGAAGAAACCGAACTAATAACTGTAGAGCCAGACGTGCTGACGTTTTTTACTCCATACGATACGTTTGTATATGTTGCCATGTGTTATCCCATCATAAATGCTAAGTAGTACGCTTGGTCTATAGATGGCGCTGTATTTGCTGCCCATGTCGGAGCTGTACCGTTTGAAGTAAGAATATA